GACAGACCGACTGCTTTCAACTGATCCAGAGTGGCACTGGGAGTTCCATACTGCTGATGGCTTGCCAGCATTTGATGAATATGGAGGAATGTTTATCAAGCTCACAGTTTGCGGCGTAACACGTATAGGTTACGGAGACAAAGGCAATGCAAAAGGCGCGGACGCGATCAAGAACGCAATATCAGATGCGATTAAAAATGCGGCGATGCGCTTTGGTGTAGCACTTGAACTATGGACTAAGGAAGAGCTGCATGAAACAAAAACACCCGGCTCAAAAGACACACTAAACGAGCTTGATCTTAAACTGATTGATGCACTTGCGGATCACAGGCGTGACCACATTGGCTTCGATGCTAAAAAGTTTGCTAATTGGATAAAGCAATCGTTTAAGTGTGAGAGCTATGATACAATGCAACGCGCGGCATTAAAGGACGTGTTATCAGCCCTGATTAGCGCACCACGTGGCACAGAATGGCCTAACGGCTGTGACCCAAGGAAAGACGACGTCCTGAATAATGCTGAACTTACTGAACTATTTAACAAAACAATGGAGAAACAAAAATGATTTTAACCGGAATTGCACGGATCGGAAATGACCCTGAGCTGAAGTACACTAGCACTGGAACATCAGTGACCAACATTAACGCAGCGTTCGCGGTAGGCTGGGGTGATCAGAAGGACACAACATGGATTACTTGCAGCCTTTGGGGTAAGCAGGCGGAAGCCCTCACTAAATACCTGAATAAAGGCAATCAGATCGGTCTCACGCTGGAAAATGTAAGGCTTGACACGTACAAAGGCCGAGATGGCGCAGAAAAGCCCTTACTAACGGCGAAGATTATCAAGGTTGAGCTTATCGGCGGCCAAACGCAATCAGGGAATGCGGAAGCAAAACAAGCCGCCAAAACTGCCGAAAAAGAACCTTTTGAAACCAGTGCAGACGACATCCCTTTTTAATCAATAACCAAACAAGCCGCACCTAATCACATGTGCGGCGCCAGGTGAAGCCATGGAAGTATTAACAAAGAAATATGCAGAAATGGTATGGCGCTATGAAGTTGCACCACATGGTAAGACAGTGATGCTATTAACAACAGGCGGCGTATCAACTAAAGGCAAGTGGGAAGGAGACTACGGCGTGCACTATAAAGCGTGGTATCCACTCCCAAAACGTGATAAAGAACTGGAAAAAAAACTAGGTTTAATCTAATCTAAATAGCCCGTCACTCGATGGGCTTTTTTAATCCAAGGAATACAAAAATGAAATTTACACTAAGGCCGTACCAACAATCAGCTGTAGATGCTACCATGCAAGCAATCAAGAAGAGTACCGCAAGCGTAGTGCTTGAGCTAGCAACCGCAGCAGGGAAGTCCGTGATATTGGCTGAAATAGCCAGCCAGATTAACAAGTTATCAGGAAAAAAGGTGCTTTGTCTGGCACCTTCAAACGAGCTAATCACACAAAATTTTCAGAAGTACTTAGCCACTGGGTCACCAGCCTCATTTTACAGCGCATCAACCGGCGAAAAGTCAACACGGCATGCCGCTGTTTTTGGTACGCCGATGTCAGTGCTAAATGGTATTGATGAATTTAGGAAGGGGTTTGCCTGCATAGTCATTGATGAAGCGCACGGTATCAGCAACACGGTCAAGAAGATCGTGGCTAAGATGAAAGAGGCCAACACTAATCTAAGAGTGATCGGCCTTACCGCAACACCGTTCAGAACGGGCACTGGGTACATCTATAAGGTAGATGAAAACGGAAATACAGTTAATCCGGAACAAGCCAGCAAGCCATACTTTGATCGACTGATATTTAAAATGCAGACGCAAGAGCTGCTTGATATGGGCTATCTGACAAGGCCGGTATTTACAGATCATGAGCAAGGCTATAACGGGTTAAGTCTTGAACTTAAAAACGGCAGGTTCGACGCTGATCAGGTTAAACAAGTCTTCGAGGGCAAAGGTAGACTTACCTCAAAAATAGTCGCTGATGTGGTAGAAAAGCACGATCCACGTTTTGGAGTGATGTTTTTTGCATCATCCATTAATCATGCCGAAGAGATATACGCATCATTGCCGCCGGATAACGCAGCTGTGGTGACCGGTAAGACACCGAAGAAACAACGTGAACGACTCTTAACGCAATTTCAAAAATCTGAGTTACACTACATCATAAACGTTTCCGTGCTTACTGTTGGCTTCGATTCGCCAAATGTCGGTACGATCGCTATACTCAGGGCAACGGAAAGCGCTGGGCTACTGCTACAGATCATCGGTCGGGCAATGCGCTTGTACGACGGAAAGGAAACCGCAATGATACTGGACTATGCGGAAAACATCGAACGACACGGACTGAGCAATGATAATCTGAATCCAATTATTGAGGCCAGGCAAAGCAAGGCAGCTAAACGTATCACTGCTGTTTGCCCTGAATGCGGCTATGCAAACGACTTCGGCGCGGACTCACAAGCAAAAGACGTGCCACTTGATGATAATGGTTACGTGTTGGATGCTTTTGGTAACAGGATGCTTAATGCCGAGGGTGACCCAATAACAGGTCACAGAGGGCAGAGGTGCCAGCGTATAACGATCACACAAATAGGTTCTCAGCGGTGCACATTCAGGTTCGCATGGAAGACGTGCGAAGACTGCGGTCATCACAATAGCCTGACAAGTCGGGAGTGTGTGCTATGCAAAGGTGAGCTGATTGATCCCAATAAAAAGCTAGTGATAAAGGATTATAAAAACAAGGCCAGACAAGCAGAAACAAAGACGCTGGACATAGTAGCGATGAACGCAAGAGAAACAAAGAACGCTATCAAAATCAACTTCATAACCACTGAAAACAAAGTCATTCAGTCATTCATTCAGCCCGATAGTCCCGAGTTATGGAAGCGCCAGGCTGCACTTAAAATGCTCAACTCACTCGAAGTCAAATCGTGGCAGGATATAAACAAGGCTACACCACCGGCAAAGATAGCAGTGAGAAGGAAGCCTTCCGGGTTTGTGGATGTTGAGGTTCTGAATTAAGCCCATTAAAAAAGCCACCCCTAAGAGTGGCTTGATATTGTTTCCCTTACCCGCTAGACTAAGGGTTCCCATAAACAACAGAGGTAACTATAACATGAGTAAGCAAACAAAAACAATCACTATTAAGCCGCGCACTATGAGCAGTCTTGAGATTGCTGAGCTGACGGGTAAACAGCACCCACACGTTCGCCGTGACATTGAGAAAATCCTGAATGAGGTTGAAATAGAGCCGTCCAAATTTGGAGAGCTTGTAAAGATGCCATCCGGCCAAACCTCAAAGGTTTACAACCTACCCAGAAGAGAATGCGACCTGATAGTATCTGGCTACTCTGCAAAGTACCGCCTAGCTATCATTGATCGTTGGCACGAATTAGAGAAAGCCTTTGAAAATCCACCACGCACTGACATTATCCTAGACAAACGATCAGCACATCACCCGATGATGGACGCGCTTGTCGATATGCGCAAGGAGCTGGGCAAAGAAACGAAAACCGTACATTATATGTGCGAAAACAAGCTGTGCAATGGCGCGGTAACAGGTAACTTTAAGTCGGCCAATGAGAACGAGCTGTCAAATAGCGATGTGGAGCTACTGGCAGAGGTTCGACGGATGAATCAAAGCTTGCTGCAAATGGACATGGAGTATAAGGACAGGAAGAAAGCCCTGATTAAGTTTGCCATGAAGCGCCGGACAAAACTTCTGGAAACAGGAAAACTAGCCATAGCTAGCTAACCGGGAGAAAGACACCCGTAACAAGGTGTCTTTTTTAAAATAAAGGTTGACAGCATGATATCACTATGGTTAAATACACACATCAACACAACAACAGGAGCACAAAAGAATGCTAATCGAAGAAACCACCGTCTGGTTAGGCAAAGGCGAAGAGGCCTTGATCAAGAAATACAAGCTTGATCGGGATGACATTATCAATAACGCCTTATGTGACATCTACCAAGATGGGAAGACAATCAACATCGAACCACACTTTAAGCGCGTTGAGTTAATCCGCAGCTATGCGGCTCCACACTTCATCAGCGCTATCGACGCCATTGGCAATATCTAAACAATGTCTAAACAATGTCTAAACAACACATAATGGAGATACGAAAATGAAAGCACTTAACGACTTCTTAGCAGCAAACAACTTACGCGGTGACCTGATTATTGAACTGAAACTACTGGAACGCAGATCAGGCGCTAGCCAGGAAGAGATTGACGCAGCTTATCAGACATTCCTGAGCCGCTACAACGGAGACACATCAATCGTAAAGTATCTGGGTAAAACCATCCACGATGAAGACTATCTCAAGTGGTTAAAGGCAGAGCGAAGCTTCATTAGCCAGCTGCTAACCACTGAGCCTAACAGTTCCCTTCTGGTAGACTTTTTCGATAACATGGACTTACTGTCAAATTACTATCAAGTTGTGCAGGTAGTGGTTTTTGATCAGAACGTGACACTGCATCAGGTAGTTGAGTTTATCAACAGGCTGCCAGCGCGTGACCTGATTATTAACACAGTAGTTATGGCGGGTGACTTTCCAGAGCACACAGCGCACTGGGAAGAGGTCAACGACGCATGGAACCGTTTTATTTTATCAGTGCGAGGTGATGTATGAACAGAGCTAAATTAGAGAAGTTTCTAAAGCTGTATGATGCTAATGATAAGTATAAGCGCAACTGTAGAAATGAGGTGATTGCAGGAGGTTACACCCCATACAGCGATGAAACACTAATAACCTGTGCTTTTAGCTGGGGCAGATCACCGGAAGGTTATGAGTACTGGGAGCGACTAGATAGGTACTGGAATAGATTATTGATTGAAGGAGAGTTGAACGTAAGCAGCTAGATTGCTATACTCATTAACTCCTATTTCATTGAAAATATTAAACCCGCTGTATTTAGTTGATACTAGCGGGTTTCTTTTTGCCTAAAACATCCCCTGAGCCACCACCGGGGCGATAACCGGCCTTGATACAGGCAGCTCATAGCTCACCAGATAGCCTAAACCATCCAGCATGTGATCGTGACCTGATGACTTGTCCGGTTGACCGTTAGCATCATAAGCCTGTTGCTCTAAGCCCTCCACGACTTGCGGGCAATTCGCTATATTCACTTTCAGCAAGCCGCGTTTAAAAGCGCTATTCACGGATAATACCCGGTCTTTGATTAACGGATTCTTCTTCCTAACCCTGATTGCGTACCCGGCCTCTTGGATTATCTTTATATCACTGGTACTAGCGCCTTTTGTTGTCCTGTTTTTACCGGATGCGTCTGGATAAAATGTTATCTCTCTATTTGGGTACATCTCTTTGATCTGCAGCATTAGTTCAGGTGTGTCTAATACCTTTTTAATCTCTCCAACTATATGCCATTCGTTACCACGCCGCACATAAACAACAGAGGCCATATTACCCACATTAAAATCCTGACCTATATATAGTGGCTCACCGGGTTCTATCTCAGTAGTGCAAGCGCACGTATCACGATCAAAAGCATTGTATACAGTGCCACTTGTCATATTGACAAACTGACCTGATATATAAGCCTTTTGCAATTCTTCCGGGTAGATTCCAATGAGTGTTTTAAGGTAGTCGGGCGGCAAGTATTTATTATCATTTGAGTTTGCCCTGATTAACCGCTTTGTTAGAGGATCAAACTCCTTGACAAAAACACGGTGCATCATGCGGAAGCCTTCCGGCGTTGACACAATGACAATCTGCCGGACATTGCCAGCGCGTATACGTGCCATTAGCTTAATATAAGCATTGTAAGCTATTTCAGCTTTTGCCGTATCGGCCTCGTCCATAATAACCCACGCCGCATTCACCCCGACAAGTCGCTCATAATTTTCCATCGACCGGCAAAGTATTCTTGTTTCCTGCCCGTTGATCTGGCACGTAAACACGTTACCGGACTTGTTAAACCTGTACGGTATACCGTATTCTTCCAGCGCTGCACACATCTCGGGTATTAGTATGTCGGCAAGCATCGGATAGGTTGGTTCTGTTATCACCCCATCACAGCCCGCATTCAGGGACATAAGTACAATGGCTTTCCGCGCAACAGCATAGGTCTTACCGGCACCATAACCTGATACCAATCCGAGTATTTTGGTTTGATTATCTTTGATCAACTCATACTGATGTATTAACAGCTTTTTAACAGTTGGCTCATTATCGCTATCATTTACAATCATTCGTCAATCTCAAACATAAATGTTAATTGTTCGCCGCTATTATCTTCCGTTTCTGATAGCTCTTGTGTTGATGTGCCGTAAGCTCGTTCAATGATGATCTTTGCGGCTGATACGCGGCTAGTGGCTGGCAATTCTGGATTTTGCATAATTTCGGCAAGCGTATGCAGTGCCTCAAGTGCATAGCCCTTGGCTAGTTTTTTAAACCCGCGTTGATCGTCTAAAGTGACCACAACAAACCCCAGAATGATTGCATAATAGCATAGCCTAGTGTAAGCTATTGATTGCATTATACCCGATTAACCAAACAAAGGAAATAAAATGAGCAAATCAGTATTGACACTTAGCACTAATGAGTCCATAGAAGATACAGCGATCAACATAACCAATGGATACAATGATGGTTTAGTCGTTAGGTCAGGCGGAGGTAGCATTATTGCAGACGTTACAATCAAAGATCACCGCACGGCACCAGAAAATCAACGCGCTCACTGCGATGCTATACAGATAATCCCCGACGACGGCACACCACGCGGTCAATATGGGCTAGCAAAGTGCGATGATATACTAATCTATAATGTTGATATTTATGCCGAAGGATCAAAGTTGCAGGGCATCTTTTGCGGCGATGGGCTTATTGATTATATTAATATTGCGGCCGTGGTAATTGACACGGATTCAGAACACAAGATAACTTTAACTGGCGTTATTAATGGAGATATTTTCGCAAATCATGACGTTGAGGGACGTGATATATTCCCAACACTGTTACCGGCAGCCGTAGGAGGCACGCCAAAAATCGGTAAAAAAGTGTTTCCGCGTGTTGAGATATTATCATTCAAAGATTGGGAAGATGATTATAAGCCAGTTTACGGCACCACAAACGACTTGAGGCGCACGCCACGGCAACACGTTATCAATCTTGAGCGCTTTGATCTAAAGCGCTTTTACTCAATGCGTGATGAACTACCGGAAATTGAAGACGTTAATCTTAATTGTCTGGCGCTACAATACATCGCTGTTCAATGTGGGGAAGTGGTCGGCAATAAAAACACTGACTATTTAAAGAAGTTTTATGAACAAGCATTAGAGAGCAGTATGGTTATTGAAGAGAAGACTATTAAACCGTTTATGTCTCAGTACGGTATGGATTTACTGATTGAGTCAGAAGGATATGAGAATCACTTGTATTTCGATCAGGCCGGACTTAAAACTATTGGCGTTGGTCATTTACTGACACGCAATGAACGCACATCAGGGGATATAAACATCAATGGTGAGTTAGTCAGTGTGGCAGGCGGCATCAGTGAGGCGCAAGTTAAACAGCTTTTAGCTCAAGACTTAATACGGTTTGAACAGGCTGTTAATGATCTTGTTAAGGTTCCGCTAAACCAGAATCAGTTTGACGCTCTGGTGCACTTTGCGTTTAATGTTGGAGTGACTGCATTCGGGAATAGCACACTGTTACGTTACCTGAACAGTGGAAACTATTTAGCTGTGCCTGAGCAGATTATGCGCTGGAAGTACATCACCGTAAAAGGTAAGCGCAAGGTGAGTAGGGGTTTAATTAATCGGAGAGTAAAGGAAGTTAATATGTGGAATGGTAATAGCGGTAAACAAGGCTTGTTTGGTGGTTTACCA